TTCTTTTTCTTTTTCTTCTTTATCTTTAAGAAGTTTATGTGCAACACCAATAGTTAATGGAACCTCACCTGTTTCTTTATTAGGTTCTGGTTTCACAACTTTGTTTTTCTCATTTTCAATCTTTTGTTTTAATAGATTGATTTGACCTTGAGCAATTACTAATTGTTTTTCTAATGCGTCTGCGTCTTTAGGTGTTTCTTTACTATCTTTTGAAGAAATAGGTTCTACTTTAGCAGTTTTTTCTGGAGACTTCTTTTTACTTTTAATATCTTCTGCCATTTGTGCAAAAGTTTTTGTATTAAAAAATCCTTCTTTAACTTCTTTGTCTTTAGAAGGATCGTGTTCTCCAACTTTCATACCAAATCTCCATTTTTTTGCTTTCTTCCAAACACTACCTTTTCTGCTTGAAGTATTTGCGCCATCTCTTTCATTCATTTCTTTTTCTTCCTTCTTCTCTTTTGGAATTTTATTGTCTTTATCTGGAACACAATTAGGTACTTGTTTACCATCTTTTTCTTTCATACCAACTTTTTTATATCCGTCCCAACACGCCTCATCAACTTTAGAATAAAATTCTTTCTTCTCCATACCAGTCATATGACCTAATGGTTTGCCTGCGTTGTCTAATTCTTTTTTAAATTTATCTTGGTAGTCAGATTCTAAAACTTTGTTTTGCATTTGTTTTACAACATCTTCAATACTACCGTCTTTAGTTTTTAAATATTTCTCTCCCATTATGGTCTCCTTAATCCTTTATAAAATTTCTCTTTCGCTCTGTCTATTTTTCTATCTAAAACTTTACCTTTGAGTCTATCAGATATTTCTTTATATATTCTCTCAAAAGTTGCCTTGCCTGGATGTACATAACTTTCATTTGCTCTTTTCAATGCGTTAGCAACATCTTTTTGTTTTGATAATCCTTTTGCAAGTTTCTCAATAGCAGCAACAGCACCAGAATAGTTACCACCTTTATATCTAGGATCATTTAGAATACCATACGCCTGTTTAATTTGTTGTTGTGTATATTCTAAAATTGTTTCCTCTCCAACTTCATATTTACCTTCTGGTTCTGGTAATTTTTGTTCAACAGGAGATGTGTTTCTTCCCATTTTATTAATCTTAAATCCTTTTGCTCTTAATTTCTGTGCCTTGTTTTGTAGATCAGATAAAGATTCTGCGTCTTCAAAACCTGCGTGTTTGCCATACTTATCATCATAAGATAATCTGTAAGGTGCCTTCTTTTCTCCAAGAGCATTTTTAGGTCTAATTCTTATTGTTTCATCCCTCTTAATTGCCTTAGCAATATCGTGTGCCTTTGTAATAGTTTTCTTTTCTAAAGGTGGTTCATCTTTCATAATCTCTTTTGCTTTTGCCATACCTATTGCATATGCTTTACCATCTTTATCTTCTTCTAATTTACCTGCCCAATTAATATCGTCTTCATTATAAACATCTTCTTTAACAACTTCTATTTTTTTAGTCTTTCTTAAATCACCAGTTTTATACCACTTAACAAATTTTTCTGCTTCTGCTTTAGATTTATATTTACCGTGTATAAATTTACCACCATCCATTTTAGTAACTTGTACAGCAAATGCCTCTCTAACAGGTATACCTTTTTGTATCATACGAGATAATGCTAAACCAGATAAGAAAGGTATATGTTTCTTTCTTAAATCATTTAAAAAATGATTAGGTATTTTATCAAAAATTTTTCTTAATTTGTTTGCCTGATCTATTGAAATTGTTTTACCTTTAAGGTCTGAATATTGTCTTGCTAAAATATCTAATTGTGCTTTAGAAAATTCTTGTAGTTCAACTTCTTCACCTAAAATTTTCTTAACCGTACTTAATGGTAACTTTAATCTCTTAGCAATTTCTTTAGCAGATTTTCCTTCTTGGTCAGCAGTAAAAATATCTTTCATTCTGCCTTCATCAATTTCTGCCATCTGATCTAATAGTGTTCTTATGTGTGTCATCTTTTATTATAATGCTGAATAAACATTATCCCAATTTTTAATTTTACTTTTTAATTGTGTCATTAACATTTTCTCTAATCTTTGTCTAATTGTAACTGCGTCATTACCAATAACTCTAGCATAGTTATCGTGTACAAATGCTAATGACTCATATGCCTTTGCTAATTTTCTATCTTTTAATATTTTTGAGGCAACATATATTCTTGCTTCAAAATGGTTATTATGATGAGTCTTTGCTCTGATATATTGTAAATCAGATTCAGAAGCAACTGCTTCTTTTAAAAAACTATTTCTAACTTCTTTTAGTGTCTTTTTCATCTTCTTCTTTTTGTTCATCAAACTGCTCAGCGTTTGGTGTGTTGTTTGCTAGATCATCTAAAAACTTATCAAGTTCTTTATCCATTATAAATTCTTTATCATTTTAGATACAACTTCAGATAACTTTTTCTGCCATTCTTCTTTGTATCTTTCCTTATATTTATCTATTGTTTCACTTGAAGTTGACCAATCATTTATATCTTTTACAGAAATATCTGTACTTATTGGTCTTTCCACTACTTTTTCACCAGAAGTACCATCTACTGCTGGTTTATATGAACCACCCTCATAATTTGGGTCATATCCGTCTTGTCCTGGGGTTACTTTTATTGTATGTTGAGCATAGTCGTGCCCAATATCATATGATTCTTTTACTTTATCAGATTCTTCTTCTCTTTTTTCTGATACGGCTTCAAAACCATAATCTACATCTAAATTATATTCTCTCACTTGTGCCTCTCTATCGGCAGATATAGGTAAACAATCCCATATCCACGCCTTGTGTAAATTGTTATTATTGTCTTCTAATACAATGTAATTTGTACCTTTTCTAATCACTTTTCCATCTATATTTTCTTTTATGTGATTGACTTTATCCCCTATATTAAAAATCATTTCTCTAATATAAAGGTCTCTTATTTGATTCTGTTCAAATTCTTGTAAAGATTTAATTGACTTGTAGTTAGTATCATATTCCATACTTGCTACTAATCTCATTCCTTTTCTTACATCTTTAAATAAATCTTGTGCTTTGCTATATCCTGTAGGCAATCCTTTTTTGAAAGATGAAAGATCATCTTTACTAGCAGCATCCCTCATCTTACTTGCTGACATACCTGATACGCCTTCTGCGTCTGGATCTCTTTCACCTGCTGATAACACATTTATGTTATCAAAATTATAATGTCCGTGCCTACTCTTAACATCATTATATTTGTTTAGTATTGTTTCAAATTCTCTTACTCTATCACTACCTACGACCATAAAGATTTCAGTATATCCTTGTCTGTATAATTTACTTGCAATATCTAAAATCATATTAGTTGAATTGATTTCAATGTTTCTAGCAAATCTTGGAAACATTGCTTTCATATGTGCTAATTTTGTTCTAGGAGATAATGGATTCTTTCTAGGATCATTACTTCTACTTAAAAATATTTTAAAAGTATTTGCTCTAACACTAGCAACTTTTTGTATTAATTTTTGGTGCCCTACCGTTGGTGGATTAAATCTACCAAAAGTAAATGCAATTGTTTTTCTTGGTCTTCTTCTAACTGCTTCTGATTTTAAACTATCTATCTCTTTATCAGTTACAACGCCGTCATCTAATATCTTTTTACATTTTTTATAAAATTTAATGTAGTGATATTTTTCTAACATCTTATAGATAACTGCTTTAGGTAATCTATTCTTAATTCCGTATTGTCTTATTTCTTCAGGCGACATATCTGTATCAAACGCCTTTCTTCTTTCTGCGTCTACCTTATCGCCTACTTTTATTATTAGTTCTATACCATATTCTATTTCATCTAGTTTATCTTTAATCTTATCTTGTAAATCTAAAACATCATTTGGAGTTAACCCTTGTAATTCATTATAGTCTATTATATCTCTTTTTAATTCACCTTTGATTACATCTATCTCTTGTACTTTTCTTTCAAAATCTCTAATATATACAGAAGGATCAAATACAAAATCTTCAGGTCGTTTAATAAATTTATTTTTACCTATGTCAAAAGCAGCGTCTGCTTTTTTCTGTTGATCGTCATAGACTTCGTTAGTTGCTATAAAGAAATAATTAATAGGATGTTTTGTACCTGGTATTAATTTACCTTGTATGTTATCTGGATTAGATGAAGATAAAAACTTT